AGGTCGGCGATTACGGCTACAAGGACAGCTATATGCGGGATGCGTTGAAAAAGGCAATCAGAGCGGCCTGTCACGCGCACAACAACGGACGATACCCGATTGAGGGTGCGCCGAAGCTGGCATGGCGTACAGATTTCGCCATTACAAGCCACAAGGATGAGGATGGGAAAGTGCATTGGTATGTGCGGTATATCCAGCCGAAGGAGGTGCGCGATGCCTGACATTCTGATTCGGGGCATGGAGATGCCGAAAAGCTGCCGGGAGTGTTTTGCCTGTTTTCCGGGGCGGGATGATAATGACGAGCCGACCACATACTGCACACTAACCGAACCGACTTCCCCGGCTGATTGTTGGGGGGTGATTGATGGTATTGACCACCAGAGGCAAAGAATGGACTTTTGCCCCCTCCACGAACTCCCGCCGCATGGGGATTTGATTTCGAGAGACGATGCAATTATCGATGTAAATGAAAGGGGCTATGATTTCTGGAATTGTGATGCGGACATCGATTCTGCGGTGCTGTTTCTAAACGAACAACCCGTCATCGTCCCGGCGAGTGAGGAGGAGAATGCCAATGGATGACCTCATTTCCCGCAACGCCCTCCTGCGCGAGATTATGGGTAGACCACCCGAAGCACACTACCCTGATTACTACGCGGCAATCGTACAACAAATCCCGGCTGTTTGCTCGGTTGTGGTTGGCGATACCGGGCTTGCGGTTGGAAACGTGGATTTTGAAAAACTCTGCAAGCAGATTGAGGAAAACGGAAGGCGAAAACGAGTTTTTACAGAATAGGAGGTAAACATGGAACAGGTGTTCACATTCAATGCAGAAATCACGATGCGGTTCTCAGGGCTTGAAAATGGCTATGAGCGCACCGACAATATCAAGGAATTTAAGGCAGAGCTTAAACCGTGGCTAGAAGGCGTTCTTCGGGCTGGTATCCTGCACATGGATGACATCAACGTTTCAAATGTGAAGGTGTTCCAGCTTGAGTAAAGGAAAGAAGAAGCATACCCCGGCGCGGAATATCCCAGTAAGCAAGGCAGACGTGGAGAGGGCTAAGAAACTAGCCGCAGACGAGGGCGTGAAGCTGGCAATGGTTATCTTCCTGTCTGTGTTACTGGATAAAGAGGGCTACGACAAGGAGCGTCTGCAACAGGTCTGGAAGCACATCGAGGATAGATCGCAAGCTATTACAGATGGCTATGTAAGCGTGAACGATCTGTACAAGGTTCTCCGGGATGAATACGAGGTGGTTCTATGGCTGTGAGGTATGGTCGGGGCAACAAGTACCATGCAAAGAAGGACTACCGCAAAGCAAACGGCGAGACGGTGAAGTTCGACAGCAGGAAGGAAGCAAGACGTTATGACGAGCTACGGCTATTGGAACGAGCGCACCAGATCAGCGACCTCCAGCGTCAGGTGAAATTCGTCTTGATTCCTGCACAGCGTGACCCGAAAGGGAAGCTCATAGAGCGACAGTGCTACTATGTAGCCGATTTCACCTACAAGGACAGTTCCGGGCGGCTGGTGGTGGAGGACACCAAAAGCGAAGCGACCAGAACCCCGGTGTATGTGGTCAAAAGAAAATTGATGTTATGGGTACATGGCATCAGAGTGAGGGAGGTATGATAGAATGAATGTACTTGTAGCTTGTGAAGAATCGCAAGCTGTGTGTACTGCTTTTCGTGAGCGAGGTCACCGGGCTTTCTCCTGCGACATTGAACCTTGCTCCGGCGGGCATCCAGAGTGGCACATTCAAGACGATGTGCTGCCTTTGCTCAATGGTGATTGCACGTTTCAGACGATGGATGGACACACACACACACAAGTGGGTCGCTGGGATATGATTATTGCACATCCGCCTTGCACTTACATAAGCAACGCTGGCGTGAGGTTCCTTTACCCCGGCGGGAAAGGAATCCTTAACGAGGAGCGGTTAAAAAAGGGAATTAAGGCCACGCACTTCTTTTTGCGATTCCTATGGGCAGATTGCGACAAAATCGCTGTGGAAAACCCTATTCCGACAAAAGTATACTGCTTGCCACCATATACGCAGATCATTCAACCGTGGATGTTTGGGCATCCGGTTCAAAAGAAGACGTGCTTATGGCTCAAAGGATTACCGGAGCTTGTTCCGACAAACATAACAAACGAGCGGCAGTCCAGCAAAATCCCCGGAAACTGGTTTAATCACGGAGGGAAAGAACGTCAAAAAAACCGTGCAAAGACTTTCCCCGGCATTGCCACAGCTATGGCAGAGCAGTGGGGATGAAGTCAATTTAATACAGAACGCTCTTAGAGGGCTTTAATCGGCTCTCTGAGGGCGTTTAATCTTTTCGGAGGGTAAATTATAGGGCGAGAGCTAACGGGGCTTAGAGGGGCAAATAAAGGGCAAATAGGAAACTGCGAGGAAATGCAGATGTAAACCGTTTGCTGTGTATATACAAAGTTAACAAATCAGAAAGTGAACTTTTGTTAACTTTAACGCTTGTAAAATGTAAACCAATGGTTTATAATAAAGCTACAATCAAACAGGAGGTTACCACCATGAAGAAGTTTTATGCAACAATCACCCGCCACGATGGGACGAGCAAGGAAATCGGTGCTTGGTCTGAAAAGGAATTGCAGAAAGACCTGCGTGTGATTCATGAAATGGGGATTGAGAATCTCGATGAGTGCGCTGTCTACGTTTACAGCGTTGAGTGCTAAAGGAGGTAACACCATGAAATACTACATTAACGGATTCCGCTATGGTCGGAGCTACTTCATGAGCTTCGGGTGGAGCGAGCAGGATCGTGACCAGCTTATGAGCGGCGAGGTTATCTTGCGTGACGGCAACGAGTTCTGGATTATCAACGAGGAGGTCTAAACAATGGCAAAGACGAGGAAGGTTCTTGAGATCAATGACGGCGGCATCCATCTGGTTGTTATCAAGCGAATGGGCGATATGAATCCGTTTCGCATCTACCACGTCTGGTGGGATGGTGGCTGGCATCGGAAGGAGCTTGAGCGGTACGGTGACATGAAGAGCGTCACATGGTTCGTCAATGATTGGGTGTTCCGCTATTGGAGCGAACGCCAGAGCGACAAGGAGGGTCAAACATGAGCGCAATTGTTAACTGCTATCTGGATGCTATCAGCATCACGACCAGCACGAACGAGCTGGATGCTCTGGTAAACAGGGCGGCGAACGATGAAACCATCAGCAACGCCGAGTATGAGTTCATCTACGGCGAGGCCATGAACAGAATCAAGGAGGGGTAAACAATGACGAACGCAGACATCATCTTCAATGAGAGCCAGCGGCTGGCGAAAGAGGGCATCATCGACTACACCGGGAAGGCGTTCATCTTCGAGGACGCGGACGGCAACCAGATCGAGGTCAAGGAGACCGAACCGATTCACACTTTCGCTGTATGGAAGCAGATGGGCTACAAGGTGAAGAAGGGCGAGAAAGCGGTTGCACAGTTCACCATCTGGAAACACAGCGCACCGAAGGTGGAGAGCTTGCCCGATGAATCCGGCGAGTATGTGGACAAAGGCAGAATGTTCATGAAGAAGGCGAGTTTCTTCCGAGGCTGTCAGGTGGAAAAGATGGAGGTGAGCGCATAAAAGTTAACACACAGTAAACCCTCGGTTGTATGCCGGGGGTTTTTGCTTATTGCAAAGTTCGCCAAATTGCTATATTATGTTTACAACCGTAATAAATTGAAAGGAGCGGTTTACATGGATGAACTCAGGCTAAAGATTGAGTATGTGCCGATTGACAGCATCAAGCCGTATGAACGAAACGCCAAGCTCCACCCTCAGGAGCAGATCGAGCAAATTAAGGAGAGCATCCGAGAGGTTGGTTTCCGTGACCCCATTGGCATCTGGCATGGTGAAATCGTGGAAGGACACGGGCGGCTGCTTGCGGCGCAGGAACTCGGCATGAGTGAAGTGCCGATTATCCGGCTCGACGATCTGACGGACGAACAGCGCAGATTCTATATGTTGGTGCATAACCAGACGACCATGAACAGCGGCTGGGACTTCACTCTGTTGGAGCAGGAGCTTGACGAGCTTGATTTTGACTTGGGCGGCTTCGGGTTCGCGGCTAATTTTGACGAATCACAGCTAAATGAACTTTTTGCAGACGCGCCAGAACAACAGAAACCACCGAAAACGATTACTTGCCCTCACTGCGGCGAGACGTTTGAATTATGAAAATCTTTCTTGCAGGAGTGGAATCGAGGCACTGGATACAAAATGAAACTTTACTTAGCCGGGGGAAACGGAAAGAAACGAATCATTCTGATGCTGGCGCAAGAGAGAGAGAGAGAGAGACGGCGGTGCGCTGAATGAAGATATTTCTTGCCGGAGCGCAGACGAGCGGGAACATTCCGGTATCGGAACGGCTGCTGGTGGTGTCTCAATTCAAGATAAACGATGCGACTATTCTTGGCAGGGGTCGCCCCGTGGCGGAGCGGGGGGGGGTACGACCCTATTATCCGCGAGCACAAGCCATATATCCTCGAGTCTTTCTTCTACGTTGATGCAGACACGGAGCGCCTATTACCCTACTATGGCGATTTTTTGTTAGACAGCGGAGCATTTACTTTCATGCAGAACAGCAGGACGGGTATTGCGTGGGAAGAATATATAGAGCGTTATGCCGATTTTATAAATAGGAACCATGTTCAGAAATTCTTTGAGCTGGACATTGACAACGTGGTTGGATATGCGCAGGTGCGGCAATACCGAAAGCGCTTGGAACACCTAACGGGAAAACAAGCAATCCCGGTATGGCACAAAAGCAGAGGTCTCGACGATTTTAAGCGGATGTGCGATGAATATAGTTATGTTGCAATCGGCGGCATCGTGACAAAGGAAATCAAGCCGCAGCAATATGGAGCATTCCCGGCTATGATTGCTGAAGCGCACAGACGTAAAGCTATGATCCACGGGCTTGGGTTTACGAACCTTGAGTGGCTCAGAAAATGCCCGTTTGATAGCGTGGACAGTACCGCGTGGACAACGGGAAACCGATTCGGATATATCTATCAATTCAACGGGCGAACAATGATAAAGCACGATGTGCCGAAAGGAAAGCGGCTGTCGGATAGCAGAAAAGTTGCGCTGATTAACTACACGGAATGGATCAAATTTCAGAAATACGCAGAGGTGCATCTATGAAAGCATTGGTTTTGTTCAGCGGCGGGCTTGATAGCTCGACCCTGCTTGCTATGTGCGTGGAGAAATACGGCTCGGAAAACGTGACCGCTCTCTCGCTCAGTTACGGGCAGAAGCACGACCGCGAAATCAAGAGCGCGGAAGCTGTTGCGCAGTATTACGGCGTGGAGCATATCAAGATGGACGTGCAGGAAGCGTTCAAGGACTCTGATTGCACTCTGCTCAAAGGCAGAAGCGACATCCCGGAAGAAAGCTACGCGGAACAGCTTAAACAGACGGACGGAGATCCCGTTTCAACGTACGTTCCGTTCCGCAACGGCTTGTTTCTTGCGATTGCGGCGAGCATGGCGATCTCCAGAGGTTGCGGAGAAATCTATTACGGAGCGCACGCTGACGATGCCGCAGGAAACGCATATCCAGATTGTTCGATCACGTTCTGCAAGCTGATGGACGAAGCCGTTTATGAGGGAACAGCGGGCAAGGTTCGGATTTGCGCACCGTTCATCATGGAAAACAAGGCGGCTATTGTTGCAGAAGGGATTCGGCTCGGCGTTCCGTATGAGCTGACGTGGAGCTGCTACAATGGCGGCGAAAAGCCCTGCGGAAAGTGCGGAACGTGCATTGATAGGGCAAAAGCATTTGAAGTCAACGGGATCACAGACCCGCTGATAAAATAACTTTGGAGGTAGGAAACACCTATGAAAAAAACCAATTCAAACTTGATTGGTATCAACATGATCTTTGTCGTTGCGCTCGTGATCTCGAACGTCGTGACGGCGAAGCTGTTCAAGACGGGGATCACGCTTTTCGGTTCTCCGCTTGCGTTGCCGGGAGCGGCGTTGTGCTACGCGATCACGTTCCTCGCAACGGACGTTATCGGTGAAATCTGGGGCAAGGAAGAAGCGAACAGGACGGTCAGATGGGGCTTCGTTGGTCAGGTGCTTGCAACGCTTCTCATTATTGCGACGCAGTATCTCCCGACCACCGATCCCGAAGCACAGGCGGCATATGAACGGTTGCTCGGACAGAACTGGATTTTTGTTATCGGTTCAATGGTCGCCTATTTTGCTTCGCAGTCTTGGGATGTGTTCTTTTTCCACAAGATCAGAAACCGCTATATCGAGAAGCACGGCGACACGAAGGGCGGCAGATGGATTTGGAACAACGCAAGCACGATGACAAGTCAGATTATCGACACGATCCTTTTCATCGGCATTGCATTTGGCATCGGTTTCGGGTGGCTGTTCAATCGTGAGATGTGGGCGACCCTCGGCGCAATGATGATCGGGCAGTATGGCTTGAAGTTCATTCTCGCCGCGCTCGACACTCCAATCTTCTATCTGCTGACAAGGAAACGCGAGGAGTGATTAAATGTCCGACAAGCCGAAAGGCGTTAGCCCGGTGAACGGTCAGCCGCTACCGAGGGGAAAGCCTTTTACGAGCGAATCCGCGAGGGAAGCAAGGCGAAAGCGGACGGAGAAGGAACAGCAGACAAAGAGCATTACCGAAGCGTTCAAGAAGCGCATGAACGAGGAGTTCAAGGATGCAAAGACCGGGCGAACCATGACCGGGGCTGAGATCATTGCGGACAGCATCATCAAGGGTGCGAACAATGGCAACGCCAAGATGGTGGAAATTGCTCTTGCTCTCATGGGTGAGACCCCGGCGAAGAAGATTGACCTCGGCGTGGATGACCCGCTCCTGCTCCTGCTGGAAAAATGGGACAAGGCAGCGAACAATGAGGATAGCGAGTGATAAACAACTGGAGTTCTGGCGCGAAGCGAACCACCGCTGGAATTTCAAGGTAGGTGCGACCCGAAGCGGAAAGACCTACATGGACTACTTCCTCATCCCTCGCCGTCTGGTTGAACGCCGGGGGAAAGAAGGGCTTCGGGTTATCATGGGGAACACCCGCGAAACCATACGCCGAAACATCATAGCTCCCATGCAGAACATCTACGGAGCAGACCGGGTGTCCAACATCCGTTCCGGGGACAATACCGCAACCCTATTCGGGGAAACGGTTTACTGCTTGGGCGCGGATAACGTTGCTCATGCTGACCGCATCCGTGGTTCTTCCATCGCCTATTGCTACGGTGACGAGGTTGCAACGTGGAATCCAGAGGTTTTCGATATGCTCAAGAGCCGTCTGGATAAGCCGTATTCTTGCTTCGATGGAGCATTGAACCCGCAAAGCCCCGGTCATTGGCTCAAGGCGTTTCTGGATAGCAACGCCGACATTTACCAGCAGTATTACACCATCTTCGACAATCCGTTTCTCGACCCGGCTTTCGTTGACAATCTCTGCAAGGAGTATGCCGGGACGGTTTACTATCAACGCTACATCCTCGGAGAATGGACGCTTGCCGAAGGGCTGATTTATCCCATGTACGAAAAGGCGTTAGAATCGCCGCCTGAGGGCGAGCCAGAGCAGTATGGGTTATCAATCGACTATGGTACGCAGAATGCATTTGCGGGGCTGTTATGGGGCAAATACGGCGAGGTATGGTATGTGCTTAGAGAATATTATTATTCAGGGCGTGATACAGGCGTTCAGAAAACGGATAACGAGTATGCAGATGACCTTGATGCATTTACAGATGGTATCGGCAATGAAACCGCGAAGCTCCGCACGATTATCGACCCTTCGGCGGCATCGTTCATCGCGCTTTTGAAGAAGCGGGGTAAATATAGGGTTGTTCCTGCGGATAACGCCGTGGCCGATGGCATCAGAGAAACAGCGTCCTGCATGGCACAGGGGAAGATTAAGATTAACCCGGAGTGCAAGAATACCATCAAGGAATTGCAAGGCTATGTATGGGACGATAAGGCCGGAGAGGACAAGCCAGTAAAAGTTGCAGATCACAGCGCAGACAGCATTCGCTATTGGGTTAAGACTATGCAACTTGCAAAGGTTCGCAGGAAGATTGAGCGTCCGAAAGGATATGGGCTGTATTATGCTGGATTCTGAGAAGAATGAAATCTACGACAAGGCCGTTGAGGAATACGGCCTGGACAATCAGCTATGGGTGCTGATCGAGGAATTAGGAGAGCTATTACAGGCAATCGGTAAAACAGGCAGAGCGAGGACGGAGAACCCGAAACTGCGGGACGATAACCACCTTGCGGAAGAAACTGCCGATGTCATGATCTGCTTGGAACAGCTTGTGCGGCACTTTGATCTTGAAACCCTCGTTAGCTACATGAAGGATTTCAAGCTGAGAAGATTACAACTAAGATTGGAGAGTGATACCCAATGCTGACATTCCAGAGCCTCCTTGCTGTGGGGGAAAATGCGCGGGACGTGGCTCAGTTCGTGCGGAAGGTGATTGCAGAACACCAGCAGAGTGAGCTATACCGCATCGCAAGGGACGCAGACGATTATGACCGGGGATTAAACACCACCATCATGAGCTACGCAAAGATGGTGCGTGACCTCGCTGGCAGAGCCATCCCGGACAGGTTCTCGCCGAACCACAGAAGCGCAAGCAACTTTTTCCACATTGAAACAGTCCAGTTGAGTAACTATCTGCTGGGTAACGGCATCACATGGGAGCAGGAGGGGACAAAGCAGAAACTCGGCGTTTTGTTCGACAACCGGGTGCAGGATGCGGCACATGAAGCCCTCTGCGGTGGTGTCAGCTTCGGGTTCTGGAATCTCGACCATCTTGAGGTATTCAGCGTTCTGGAGTTTGCACCGCTGTATGACGAGGAGACGGGCGCGCTCATGGCTGGTGTGCGTTGGTGGCAGGTCGCAAAGGAAAAGCCGCTCAGAGCTACGCTGTACACGGCAGACGGCTACACCGACTTTATGTGGAGCAATGACCCGGAGCTTCGGGTGGATGATACCATCTGGACGGCGATTGATGCAGACATCTATATCGGTCGGCCCAATGTGCCGTATATCATCAACGTCAGAGAGAATGAAGCGGACGGCGTGGAGATCGTGGACGGCATGAACTATGCCTATCTGCCCATCGTGCCGATGTTTGGCAACAAGCACAAGGAATCCGAATTGGTGGCCTTGCGTGGGAAAATCGATGCATACGACATGATTTCCAGCGGCTTTGTCAACGACCTTGACGGAGCGCAGATCTACTGGATCATCAAAGGTGCTGGCGGCATGGATGACCCCGACCTCGCGGAGTTTCTGCATCGCCTGAGAACCGTGGGCGCGGCGGCTCCTGCTGATGGTCAGGACGTTTCCCCGGTTGAGCTTAATATTCCGTATGAAGCGCGGGAGAAGCTTCTCGACAGGCTGAAAAATCAGTTGTACGAAGATGCCATGCTGATGAACCCGGAGGACATTCGCGGCGGTGCTGTTACGGCTACGCAGATCAGAGCGGCGTATGAGCGGCAGAACGTCAGAGCGGATGAGCTGGAATATTGCGTTATCGAGTTCCTGCAAGGCATCCTGTCCCTCGCTGGCATCGAGGACGAGCATCCGACATTTACCAGAAGCACCATCGTGAATCAGAGCGAGGAGATTCAGAGCCTCGTGCAAGCCGCTCCCTATTTGGGGCAGGAGTACGTCACGAAGCGCATCCTGACCATCCTCGGTGACGGTGACAAGGCTAATGAGGTTCTGCAACAGGTGGATGCTGAGAGCGCGGAACGGCTGGGTTCGCTGGTGGAGTGATAGCGCATGAAAGACCTTGGGCATGAAGAAACCGAGCGGCTCATAAAGCGCATGACCGCCGATGTGCAAAAGGTTTATCTTCAAGCATCGAAGGAAGTACAGGCGAAGCTTGACGATTATTTCAGGCGGTTTGAAATCAAAGACGAGATTTGGGTGCGGAAGGTATCCAACGGTGAAGCCAAAAAAGAGGATTATATCAAGTGGCGGCAAAGCCAACTGATGGTAGGTCAGCGTTGGGAAACGCTACAGCAGAAGCTGTCGGAGGAATTGCACCAGAGCAACGTCACCGCCCGAAAGCTTGTAGACCAGTACAGGGCGGAAGCGTATGCCGTCAATTTCAACTATGGCACGTTCCTTGTGGAAACGCAGTCGAAGATTGATACAGCCTTTACCCTGTACAACCGGGAAGCCGTTGAGCGCATCATCCGGGAAGAACCAGAGCTATTGCCGCCACCCGGCTTTCAATCCATCCCGACTAAGTTTGATAGATACAAGGCCGGGGAGGAAGTAAAGCTCACGGCAGAGGAAAAGAAAGCTTTCGATGTGGCTCTTGCGGCAGATAAGGACATCCGCTGGCAGAAAGGCCAGATTCAGAGCGTGACCATGCAAGCCATCGTTCAAGGTGAGAGCATCCCCAACTTCGCAAAGCGCATAGCGCGGGACATGGGCGAGATTAACCACAAATCGACCATCCGTTATGCCCGGACAGCTATGACAGGAGCGCAGAACGCCGGGAGGGTTGATTCTTTCCATCGCGCAGAGGAAATGGGCATCGACATGGAGCAAGTGTGGGTGTCCGTCCTTGACGGGCGTACACGATACGAACACCGCCAGCTTGACGGTATGCGTGTAAAGGTTGGAGAGCCATTCAAGGTTGACGGATATACAATCATGTTCCCCGGTGACCCATCAGCACCGCCCGAAATGGTGTATAACTGCCGATGCGGAGTGTGGGCGCAGGTGAAGGGGTGGAAAACCGATCTTAGCCGCCGAAGCCTTGCAGACCTTGACGGCATGAGCTATGACGAGTGGAAGAACAGCCACAAGGAAATGAGCCGTCCTATTACCTATCAGGAAGAAGTCGGGAATGCTATGAAATGGAAGTACATCAATGAGCGGTATAAGTGAGGTCTGACGGCATGGAAATCAAAGTGATAGATAATATTCCTGTGTTCATGCAAGCGGAGGAACAGGCCGTAGAAGCGGCATTAGAAGCCGTTGGACAGATGCTTGACTATGAGTGCGCTATGGAGTTGGGAAGCGACCCACGGCGTATTGATACAGGAAACCTTGCTCTGAGCATGGAGCATGAAGTGGACGGCAAGACGCTGACCGTGGGTAACAACGTTGAATATGGTGTTTACGTCCATGAAGGGACATCCAAAATGGCGGCGAACAGGTTTATCCGAAATGGCTTCATGAACAACATCGACAATATCAAGAACACGTTACAGGCGTATCTTGGAAGCGGCTAATTAACCTACTTGACATAACTTTGTGGGGGTGGTAAATTGATTGTAAAGTTGAGCGATAGCGCGATTGCGGCAATCGAAGCCGCCCTCAGGCGCGGACACAATGTTGAGATTCGCCGTTATAAAGATGGCGTTATCGTTTCCGAGGTCAAAAAGACAATCAAATATCGTGACATCCCCAAAGGGGATTAACTGGCAATAGGAGTCAGATGCTACGGCATCTGGCTCTTTTTTTGTATATAAAATCTGAATGGCAGAGATCGCCACCGACAGAAAGGAAGATTAAAGAATGGCACTTACCAAAGCACAGGTCAAAGAAATCCTGTCGAGCGCGGGTGTTACCGCTGAGAACATGGATGCCGCCGTGGACAGAATCATGGACGGACATCTGACCTCTATCAACGCTCTGCGCGAGGAGCGGGATGGTTTCAAGGCCGATGCTGAGAAACTGCCGAATGTCCAGAAAGAATTGGACGATATGAAAAAAGCCGCCAGCAAGGACGGCAAAGACCCTTGGAAGGTCAAGTACGATGCCCTGAAAGAGGAGTTTACCGACTACAAGAAGGACATCGAAGCAAAGGAAACCACCGCGAAAAAGAGCGATGCTCTCCGGGCTTTGCTGAAAGAGGTCGGCATCCGGGAGAAGCGCATTGACGCTGTCCTCCGGGTTTCTGATCTTGACAGCATCGAGCTTGACGAGAACGGGGCAATCGTGGACGCAGGAAAGCTGAAAAAGTCCATCGCTGAGGAGTGGGAAGATTTTATCGACACCACCGAGCAGAAGGGCGTACAGACGGTGAACCCGCCCACGGGTAAAGGCAAGGGCAAGA